GCTTTGCTTTGTCCCCACTGAGCAGGATGTTCTGGCACAAGCTGTCAGAAGGTCGAGTACCAAGGCCCATGCCAAGCGTCGGCTGGGTCTTGGTTCTTTGTGTAAGTAGGGGCGCCCAGCTATCCTCACTGGCGTGGAGACCTCTGTGGATGTTACAGATTATCCAAATATTGCCGTCAGTGATGAAGTTGGGGCGCAAAGGAGTCAGAGCACGAGAGAGGTGCGTCTTCTAGATGGGCTTGGTGGATTGGCCCGTTATGGAGTGCATAACTCGTCGTTGAAGAATCTTTGTCGTGGGATTGTCGAGCGTGTACTTTGCACACGTGTCGAAGGGGAGTTGCGATCCCCTGTCAAGCCGAAAGTTGGCATTTTTGGACGCTTACGGAATATCCGGAACGCCGTTCTGCGCAATACGTGTTCGACCAACGTCGTGAACATTGAGGATTATCCTTCTTTGTACCATGACGCTCGCAAGCGTAGTGTGTATGAGCGGGCGGTTGCGAGCCTTTTCACACGGGGCATAAGCCATCGCGACTCATATGTGTCCACATTTGTCAAGGCTGAGAAGGTTAACTTCTCAGCTAAGCCTGATCCAGCCCCACGTGTCATCCAACCACGTAGTGCGAGATATAATGTATGTGTTGGTAGATATTTGAAACCGTTTGAGCATAGTATGTATGAGGCTTTTACCAAGACATTTGGCTATCAGGTGATATGCAAGGGTCTTAATGCCACTACTACAGCTGCTTCACTTCGTGAAAATTGGGATCACTTTTGTGAACCTGTTGCCATTGGCCTGGATGCTTCTCGATTTGACCAACATGTCAGTCAAGAAGCACTCAAGTATGAGCACAGTTATTACAATTCAGTGTTTCGCAGTAGCGAATTGAAGCAACTGTTGAGTTGGCAGTTAGTGAATCGTGGTTTTGGTAGGACAGATCAGGGTTCAGTTAAGTACACAGTGAAGGGGTGCCGTATGTCCGGTGACATCAACACTAGTATGGGAAATTGTTTCATTATGTCTTCTATTGTGCTTGCATATTTTGAGGAACACGGC